ATCATAGTCTGGAAGATAGAAGTCAGGTGTATAAGTTCTAGGTTTTGGTATCCAAGTTAACTTTTTAGTTTCGTACTCATAATCTATCTTTCTTTCTTCAAGATCACGCGCAAAATCTTTTTCAAAAATAGAGCGAAATCTGTAGTCTTTGTATTTCTTAGCCATCACGGTCTATAGATACGTAGAAGTTTAGTTATTCTATTTCTAAAATATTTATAGGAACGAGGAGATATTTCAAGAAACCTATCTTCATTGTAGGAATCAAAATCTCCTTTTGCAAATACAGCAGTTCCATTATTTCTTAGAAAATCTTCTAAACTTCCTATATCTTCCTTCATTTTATCTGTATTATATTTAAACTCTTTATCGTCCCAATAACATCCTATTTGATCACCGTGAGCTTTCTTTAATCTTAAACCTATTCCTTGATCAGAATCTCTAAGAAAAGTAGCTAACGCAGTTCCACCAGACTTCTTGTCATTCTCCAAATAAGCAAACATTACAGTAGAATTATTGATGACATCTTCTGTAAGAACTTTTTGTTGAACGTAGATTGACACGTTACATTAACTCATTGTCTTTTTGATTTTGAGAAGAGACTTCGTTAAGTCTTCCTGTATTTGTGTCATAGAACAACGTACTGCAAAGACCAGTTATTCCACTAAACCTATTCTTGATGACACGTACCTTTGTTGTGTTTCTTTCAACAGGACAATCAGCTTGCCCGTTACGTTCCAACCCCAGTACGATATCACTTAACTGACCAATACTGTGTGATCCTCTAAGGTGGTTCAATGACAACTCTTTACCTTCTTCATGTGAACCTTCTTGAGTGCGTCTTAGGTGACTTGCAATGATAAGACTAATATCAAGTTCTTGTACAAGAGTACGTAGCTTGGTCATACACTGATCAATGTTTCTTCTTTCATCTGCTCCAAACTCTTGAGAACTGACAAGAATAGATATGTGGTCAAGAACTATATACTTACATTTAAGTATCTTTACCATGTACCTTATTCTGTTTGTAATGTTCTCAATAGCATTGGAACCAAAATGATCAAAGAAAAATATTCTTCCACTTCCTACAGTGTTGTCATAAGCTTCTCTGTATTCTTCCAATGTGTATTCAGTAGTAGGAAGATGATAATTCTTGTTTGAGTGAACTCCCATCAAAGCTTTAGCAGTAGTTCTGATTGGTTCTTCAAGGAACAAAAGGCCAACATTATTATCTGTATTAGATATGATATGATAACATATTTCTCTCATAAAACTGGACTTACCTATACCAGTTCCAGCACAGATACAAACAAGCTCTCCACTTCTTAATCCGTAAGTAGCTTTGTTAATGCCATTGTAAGGATACTGAACAATAGCCTTCTCTGGTCCTTTTAACAACTCATCCCAAAGACTGTCACCTGACACAATACCTTCAGGCGTGTATCTTTCAGCGTTCCACCAATCCTGTTTAAACTCAGCTATCTTACCTTTTAATAGATACTCGTTAGGGTCTTTGTATCGCATACGTACAACAGAAGCTTTAGGAGCAAGCAACTCAGAAGCTACCTTCGCTGCAATCTTCCCTGCATCGTCATTATCAAAACATATAATTATGTTCTCAAACTTATTAAGAAAATCATAATTATCGTTGATATCTTTTTCAATTGATCCTGCACCTGTTCTAACAGATATAAAAGGCCACTTGCTATCAAACATTTGGTAAGCTGACAAAGCATCTATTTCGCCTTCGCAAATAGTAATGTACTTTCCGCCTTTACCAAATGCTTGCTGACCAAAGAAACCTGTATCAGAAATTCGTCCTTCTATCAAGAAGTGTTTAGGAACAAAACGTATCTTACTTGCAACGTGAAAACCACTGGAATTGTAATAAGGATAGATATGTAAAGACTTACTTTTGATAGTCTTTTGCATAACATTATACTTAACACAAGTCTCCTTGTGTATTCTTCTTTGGTCTATTGCTGACACATCTCCCAAAGTAAGATTACTGTTTTCTATTACACGAACATCACTCGTTTCTTCGTCAGATAAACTAGCCTTACCACAAGAAAAACAAAAAGTCCCACCATCCTTGAAGATTGACAAAGCATCACTTGAGCCACAATCAGGACAAGGTTGGTGAATCTTCTTGTACTTACTATCAGCGTACATTAGTAATTTCCTCTACTTTAGGTTCTACTTCAACGTGAGTAAAATATTTTAAACCGTTGGAGTATTGAAACACTCGCAGTCCAGAACCATCATTTGCACCTTTCCAACATATATTTTTAAAATCACAATAGGAACAGCCTGTGCTTAATGTGTAGTTCCCTTGAACTCCGAGGGGAATAGGATCATAGCATCTCTCTGGAGGTTCGTCAAGCGAAATAATCTCTTTCAAGTGCTTTATTCTGTCCGTAGCGTTTATTTTCGTCAACTCATCGACCATCATAAAGGTGATGTCGCCAGTGCTTTTGTCAAACGCAAGAAAGCCACCTTCAAGAACATCCTTTGCGTCCATGTAAGCACTGATCTGCCCAATGTATCCAAAAGGATCATTTCCTAAAAGTGTTTTTGTTTTAAATTTTCTAAAAGCGCGAGTAGAAGCAGACTTAACATCAACAACAGCACCATCTATCATAGCGTCAATATGACCTGTGATGCCTTCTATCTTTACCTCTTCTTGTTGGTTTGTTACTTTGTGTCCTGACTCAGCAGCTAGAAATAACATCAAAGCTTCTACTATATTACCATAAAAGAATTTTAGTAGTAACTCTGGAGGATGTTTAACTTGTGTCTTATTGTGTACATCGTACCAAATCTTTCTGTCTTCTCTGCCTATGCTGGACATGCGAAGATAACCAGAACGAGACTTCTCTTTAGGATCAAGAAAATTCTTTAAATCATTAGTAATAGCTTTAAGAAAGATGTCGATATTATCTTCATCTATATCAGTCTTACCTTCAGATATAAGATTCTTTATATCAGGTATTAAAGTATGAATTGTTTTCTCAACTGTCATTAATATGACCTTTCTTTTTTGAAACTTTTCTTTGTTCTTTCCTACGTTCCTTTATTTCAGCTAAACGCAAAGCATATCCTTGCCTATCCCGCAAATTTTGTACCACCTTTGTTTCTTTAGATTCTGTATATTTACTCAATATTTCTATCCTTTTCTTTAAGTAACTTTTTGTAGAACTTTCCTACTTTTATTATTTCATCTGGCGTAGCATTTGTTTTAATATTGTTAACTTTCTGACAAACCCACATCACATTTCCTATTTCATAGCCTTTATCATTATCAATTCTATCAAGACTTGGTGAATGGCTTCCCGGACCAAAACTGTTTACTTTAAATTTAATATTTAATACAGGACATTTTTTATCTTCAGGAAATATCTCCTGTAAATACTCTAAGGTTATATCAAAAATTCGGTCAGGGAATTTTTTATTGCTCGATCTTTTTTTAGTGTTAAAATTCTGAACGAAAAATGTTTTTTCAAACTTGCTATAACTTCTTTTGTTTCGTTCCTTTTTTCGTTCCTTAATTTCTGGACGCGAATTGTATTCTTTATAATATTTTCGTCGTTGTTCTTTGTCTTTTAAAGGCATCTATATATTCCTTTTTTCATTTTGGCGGTCCCGGTAGGACTTGAACCTACAACCTATAGATTAGAAGTCTATTGCTCTATCCTGTTGAGCTACGGAACCAAAAAAAACTTTGAGCAGTTTTACATCATACTCAGGATGTCTTCGCCTTTCGGTTGAAATAGAAGAACTATTCTCCTATCAATTTGTATTCAGTTCCCTCAGCAATGCTGTCCCTCATTCTGAATACTGTAACTCACGGTTAGAGTTACCCCAATTAGACCTAATATTGAGGATAAGGTTCTGTAGTTCGATCATTCACCTTATAACATTATCTGATTCAAAACTATCTGTTCCAGCGTTAACTCTACTGGCCTCAAACTTTCTTACATCAATTCTCGTTCAAGCGCACTCCCTTCGCCCTCAAGAATACTGGTTTTAAAATACTGTGGTTCTGGTTCAAGAGAAGAACTATTAGGATTGTACTCTTGTAACTCCAGAATCATAACTGCATTAACACCAACTCCGACACCTTTCTTGCCTTTGTAGTTGTAATCATAAGTATGAATGGAAGCTTTGGCATAAGTACCATTACCAATTCTTACTTCAGGATTCCACGGATTTCCCGCTGCATCCATAGTCTTAATTGGAAACTTGGATTTAGCAACAATGAAAGACTCAAAGTCTTCTTTCTTGCCTTCACCAACTCGTACATTGACGCCAGCACTCTCAAGCTCATCAATTGTGTCATTATTGAGATTACCTAGAGTAACCTCATACTTTTGTGACATGTCATTGACTTCGCTTAGGCTAGGGTAATAGAGCGTGGCATATAAAACTTTGTCCATGTTTTTTCTCTCCTTAAAGAGGTTAAATTGTGTTACTATTATACACAGTCATAGAAGACTTGTCAAGCCTTTTCTTGAGTTAATGTGTGTCTGCCCACGACATTCCGATCTTTGCTTCAGAATCCATTGGAAGTCTTAGGTTTAGCATACGCCCCGCTTCCTTGATTGTCAAGCTCGAAAGCTCGACTAATCGCTTCGCATCGTCCATGTGGCTCTCATACTGCAATTCATCGTGAACCGTATTGACCAGATTAGCCTTGAGCCTTTCAGAGCGTATGCTGCGGTCCATGTTGATCGACCACTGTTTACACACAATGCTTCCCCCGCCTTGCAGAAGGGTGTTAAGAGCCGCGTGAGCGTGTCTAACGTATAATCTACGACCATCCAGACCGCGAATGTACCCTCGCGAGGATGCGTCCTCTACCTTACTCAAAAGTTCACCTAAACTTGGTACGTTTCTAAGAAATTGATCCTTGAGTATCTTACCTTGCACTGGACTAACACCTAAAATACTTCCTAGTTTAGTAGGTGAAGCACCATAAATGAATGCGTAGAAGAATGTTTTCGCCAGTTTACGATCATCTATACCTAACGCTTCCATTGTAACATTGTGTGGATCACCGGAAAGAACTTCTTTTGTGTAGTCAGTATCGTTCATGTAGTGAGCAAGCATACGTAGTTCTAAACCTTGAGCGTCCATACCTACAATACGAAAGCTATCATTAGGAGAAGACCAGCAATCTCTGGATTCCTTACCATACGGCTTATCTACAGCGACTACATTTGCCATGTTAGGATTGTTGTGCGTCATACGCCCTGTAACTGCACCTAACGTAAACACTTTGCCGTGTACTCTACCGTCATTACCTAATGAATCTATCCAAGATTCTGCCGTCTTCCACCTGTTAGTAAGCATCTTCCATTCAGAAAGTTTCTTTACTGACTCCGGTGCTGATTCTGGTAACGTAGCAAGATTGATTTCATTTACTTTGGGAGAACCTTTTGGTGTTAGATCAATAGGCTTCCAACCAGATTCATTCATTCTTTCAACTATTTGTTTGTGTGAAGCAATGTTAAATGGTTGAAACTCTATCTTCCAGAAAGGTCCAGCTACATCCTCATAGTCAAAACCATTTAGACCTACCTTAGACATAGTACCTGTCTTAGTATACTTAGGTAAATCATTACGTAATACTCTGACTTTAGGCGGGAAATACTTGGTAATATTACATTCTATTCTATTGGCTTTACTTTGAGTCTTGTTTATTAACTCAAAAGTCTTTGGTTTATTCAAGTAAAAACCATACTTAGACTGCCTAGATATTATGTCGGCAATATCATGTTCAAGGTCGATACTTTGTTGCGAGAAGTCCTTACCCTCTTCAGTAAGAATAGAATATACTTTATATGTTATTTCAACATCACGTTTACAATATTCTATCATCTTTTCTGATAGTTTTTCAAAGTCTATAAACTTCAGTTTACTTATACCTAGTTTACATCCCCAAGATTCAAGACTGTGACCGCCTTCTCTGTCAGGAATAAACAATCTGGACATAATCAAAGTATCTTCAGCATTTTTTATATCCACATTCCAAAGACGTTTAAGAACAGGGAAATCAAACTCTACGGCATTGTGTCCAATAAACACATCATTATCAAAATCAAAACCGTGAGAAAGAAACTCTTCCTTTGTTTTGTGTACGTGTACAGTGTCCTTGCCTATCGTCTTAGAACACACAACCCATATTTTCTTAGCAT